CTGTCCTTTTTGTTTGCGGAGGCCTCGCTCCGTTTCCGGAAAGATCAACCAGGCAGTGTGGGATTTATCACACTGGCATTGCGCTGGGTCGGGAGTCTAGCGCTCGCGTTATGCCACGTTTCCGCAGGTCAGAGCACTTCATTCAGGCGCTGATCGTGGTGCGGGCGGGCTGCCCAGAGAAAGACGTGCTTGACAAACGCCCCGCTATGCACTTGCCAGTGCGGGGAGGGGCGGGGGCAGCGTCCGCGCGAGCCACGTGGCCCCTGCCGCTGCATACGCTCCGTTAACGGGGCCCGCGCCGCGGCGGCCGAAGGTCCACCTGTCGCCCATCCGTAGTCGCTGCGCGTTACCGACATGGGCGTTCAGCATCGGGTCTTTACCGTGGGTGATGCCCCCGGTCCTGACCAGGTCGGCGAAGGACATGGCTGCGGTCGGGGCCTCGATCGTGATGGGCACCAGCTTGACCCGGCGCGGCGGCCAGCCCCGGGCCTTGCGCTCCTGCATGTCGGCGGCGATCACGGCGGCCGGTCCCTGTGGGAACCAGCCGATGGCGCGGGGCCGGACCTTGGCCACGATGTCGGGCAGGTCGCGGCGCAGCTGCAGCGTGCAGTCGTGCCCGGACCACGCGGCGACGACGTCGAGGTGCACTTGCCCGTCGAGCTCGGCCGCGGCGATGAGGCTGGCGTGGTCGCCTGCGAGGGACACGTCGAGGCAGAGCGCCACCTTGTCGCGGTGCTCGGCCAGGTCGATCGGGGCGTCGGTGCCCGCGGCCGCCCACAGGTCGGGGTCGATCGCGGGGTCGAGCAGCGCGACCCGCTGACACAGCACCTCGGTCCGGAAGCCGGACAGCTCTTCGCCGCCGGCGCGCTTGGCCCGCAGGGCGTCGCCCCGTAGCGCGTCAGGGTCAGGCCCGTGCGGCTCGCCGTCGTCGCCGGACCGGCCCATGTTCGGGTTGGCTGCGGCCAGGGCCTCGATGTCGTCTGGCTCGGCGCCGGGCGGGGCGGACCACTCGAGCAGCCCGAGGCGCGGATCCCCGTCCCCGGTCTCGATGAACTCGACGGCGGGGCCGCGCAGGGAGTCGAGCACGATCGCGCTGTCGTCGCCCTGGTTGCTGATGCACACGGTCTGCGCGGTCCGGACGGCGTTCTGTGCTTTCGAGGCGCTGTCCCATGCGTCGCGCTTGCGGTGCTCGCGCAGCTCGTCGCAGAGCCACCTGTGCAGGGTCATCGATCGGCCGGCCGAGCCGTTGTTGGCCTTGAAGACCAGCTCGGCGCCGTCCGCCCGGAAGCTCTCCTCGCCCGGCGTGAGGTGCAGCGCCAGGCTGCGCCCCGACATCCACGCGTTGGCGCGCTGCTCCTGGTGGATCTGCGTCCAGGTCCGCTTGGCGTAGCTGCGGTCGGTGCTGGTGATGAGCGTCAGCGCGATGGCCTCGACGTGCATCCAGTAGTGGATCAAGACCTTGGCGAGCAGGGTCTTGCCGTTCTGCCGGGCCACGAGGATGAGCACGGTGCGGAAGCGGGGCCGGCCGTCGGGCAGGAGCTCGCCGAGGTGGATGGCCGCGAGCTCCTGCCACGGGTCGAGCGGGGTGCCGCAGACGTCGCGGGCGAAGTCGATGACGTCGAACCCGTACGAGGTGTCCGGCGTGAGCGCGCAGCCGCATGGGCAGCCGCCGGGCGGCCCGGTGACGAGCGGCGGCGTCATCAGCCGCGGCAGGGTCTGCCCGAGGCGCGGCTCAGCCGGTGCCGCGAGCAGCTCGCTCAGCGCGCTTGCGCTTGATCTCGTCGATTGGGTTGCTGGGCTCGGCACGCTGACCACCTCCGTCCTTGGTGGCGCCGCGGCCGGCGGTGGTCAGCCCGAGCGAGGTGAGAGCGGCGAGCAGCTTGGGCCCGAGGTCGCTCGTCACGGAGTGCTCGCCGAGCGCGATCGTGATGGTCTCGAGCGCCTCCTGGATGTCGAAGGCGTCCTCGCCCTGGTAAAGGCGCACGGCCCGGGCCAGCAGCGTGAGGCCCTTGCGGTACTTGGCGGCCGGCGCGGCCTCGTCGATCAGCTCGGCGTAATGCGCGGCCAGGCGCTCGGCGGCGGCGTCCCGGGCGTCGGCCCCGGCTCGAGCGCGCAGCGCCTCCTCTACCGACTCCCGCATGCTCACCATGGGATCAGAATACTGAGGTAACCTCACTGTGCTGCAACCTCACTGTGATGTAACCTCAGCTCATGTGGGGGAGGCTGTCGACATGGGCGCGTAAAACGCTGTCCACGTTCCGCGCCTCCCTGATCTCGATCTCCGATCCAGCGATCGAGCGCCTGTTCCGAGGTGGTTGGGGCCCTAGGAATTTCTCGGGGGTCGAGGTTGGGGAAACCTCGGTGCTCGGCCTCTCGGCCTTCTGGCGTGGCTGCAACCTGATCGCGGGCACGCTCGCGCAGCTGCCGATGCCCACGCTCCGCGAAGAGTCCGACGGGATGCGGAAGCGGGTCCCGAGCTTCCTGGACAATCCTGGCGGACCGGACGGACCCACTCCATACGAGTGGAAAGAGACGTGCGTCTGGCACCTGCTGCTGCACGGCAACGCGTTCGCCGCGCACCTCTACGGCGGCGCCGGGCAGCTCGTCGGGCTGGTGCTGATCCACCCGCTGTGCGTCCGGATCGAGCTGCCGCTGCCGACTGACGTCGAGCAGCCCGTCGGTGGGAAGTGGTTCTACGCCACGCTGATCGACGGCACCGTTCGCAGGTTCGACGGATCGACGATGACCCACATTCCCGGCCCGTCGCTCGACGGCATCCGCGGCATGTCGGTGATCGCCTACGCACGGAACTCCCTCGGCACGGCGATCGCGGGCGACCGCGCGGCGGCCAAGATGTTCGGCTCGGGCCTGAGCGTCTCGGGCATGGTCACGCCGGACGGCGATGAGCCCGAGCCCGAGGAAGTCCCCAAGATCAAGGCGCAGATCAACGACGCCATGACCGGAGACGAGAACTTCGGCGAGATCGCGGTGATCAACCGGAAGCTGAAGTTCACCAAGCTGACCATGAGCGCGGCCGACTCGCAGTTCCTGGAGAGCCGGCAGTTCAGCATCGAGGAGATTGCGCGCTGGCTCGGCGTGCCCCCGTTCGAGCTGATGCAGACCGAGAAGCAGACCAGCTGGGGTACGGGCATCGAGTCGCAGCAGCGCGGCCTCGGGCGGACCACCCTCGCGCCGCTGGCGAACCGCATCGAGCAGCGCCTGTCCCGCCTACTGCCGCGGCCGCGGTTCGTGGAGCACGACTTCCATGGCCTCGAGCGGCCCGACCCGGCAACCGAGGTCGACCTGCTGGTCAAGGAGACCGACGGCGGCCTGCGGACCCTGAACGAGGCACGCAAGGTCTTGAACCTGCCGCCGGTCCCGGGCGGGGACGTCCTGCGCATCAACGGCACGCCCATCACGGCCGCACCGCCGGCCCCGGTAGAGGAGTTGGCGAATGCGGCCTGAACTGATTGCAAGGCTCGGCGCGCTCGCCAGCCAGGGCGTGGGGATCCGCACGGCTGCGCTGATGCGCGCCGCCGGCCGGCCGCCTCAGCGCGCGCCGCGCCCGCTCTCGGCCGTGCGGAACGAGGCGACGGGCCGCACCGTTGTCCGCCTCTACGGCCCAATCGGTCAGTCCTGGTGGGATGACGAGGCGGTCAGCGCGGCGGACCTGGCGCGCACGCTGGACACCATCGGCCCCGATGGCATTGACCTACGCATCAACTCCGGCGGGGGTGACGCGTTCGACGGCATCGCCATGTACACGCAGCTGATGGAGCACTCGAGCGACGTCGTGTCCTATGTGGACGGCATCGCGGCGAGCGCCGCCAGCTATATCGCCATGGCCGGTGGCGAGGTCGTGGTAAGCAAGCCCGCCAAGATGATGATCCACAACGCCCGCGGGGTCGGGTGGGGCGTGGACAAGCACGAGGCGCGCCAGTTGGCGGACCTGCTGGAGGAGATCGACACCACGATCGCGGAGGTGTACGCCGACAAGTCCGGCGTCGATACCGCCGAGTGGCTTGCGTACATGGACGCAGAGACATGGTTCTCGGCCGCGCGCGCGGTCGAGGTGGGCCTGGCCGACCGCATGTCCAACGACCGCACGGTACCCGCGGAAGACGAACCGGCCACAGAGGGCGGGGAGGGCGCTCCGGCGCCGGAAGACGCACGCACCAAGGAAATCCGGGCGCGATACGCCGGAACGTCACTAGCCCTGAAGGGGTGAGAAATGCGCACAGTAGAAGACATCCTCGCGGACATGAACGCCTTCATGGAAGCGACGGCCGGCCGCTCGCTGACCGACGAGGAAGTCACGCAGTACGAGGCGTACGAGGCGGAGTTGGTCACGGCCCGGCGCGACAGCGACATCCGCGCCCGGCACGCCAGCTACAACGCCGCCGACCCGCGCCAGGTCGCCGCGCTGCGCACCGGCACCGCGCCGGCGGGCGGCCGCCCGGGCGACACGATCGACAAGGCGTTCGAGGCGTACCTGCGCACCGGGCAGCCCAACGCGGACCTCGCCGGCCTGCGGCCGAGCAACGCGCAGTCGACCGGTACCGGCTCGAGCGGCGGCTACCTCGTCCCCGAGGGCTTCCGCAACCAGATCATCGAGGTCATCAAGAGCTTCGGTGGTGTGATCAACAACTGCGAGCAGCTCAACACCGAGACCGGCAACCCGCTGCCGATCCCGCGCAACAACGACACCGGCAACTCGGCGGTCATCGCCACCGAGAACACCGCCCCGGCCTCGGGCGCCGACCTGGCGTTCGACGCGGTCACCCTGGGCGCCTTCGAGTTCGCGGCCTCGGGCGCCAACGGCAACTCGCTGGCGGTGCCGCGGGCGCTGATCCAGGACTCCGCGTTCGACATCGCCGGGTACGTGGCCAAGAAGCTGGGCATGCGGATCGCCCGCAAGATGGCCGCCATGGCGGTCAGCGGCTCCGGCTCCGGCGAGCCGCAGGGTCTGGTGCAGGGCATCACCGGCCGCGAGGTCGTCGGCACCACCCTGGTCTATGGCGACCTGGTCGACGCGGTCAGCGCGCTCGACGTCGCCTACTGGCCCGGCGCGAAGTGGTACATGAACCAGAAGAGCTTCGGCGAGGTCGCGCAGCTCGAGGACACCAACGGCAACCTCATCTTCCGCCAGGTCGAGATGATGACGGCCGATGGCTCGACCCGGGTCTACACGACCATCACGGTCGGCCCGGTCGTCGCGCCGGTCGTGATCGACAACTCGTTCTCCGACCTCACGCTGTCCGGCGGCGAGGGCATCAACTGGGGCGCGTTCGGCGACCTGGTCGAGGGCTACGTCTGGCGCAACGTCCGGGACATCGAGGTCCTGGTCGACCCGTACAGCGCCGGCAACAAGCGCCAGGTGCTGTACGACGCCTGGGCCCGCGCCGATGGCGCGCAGAAGAACACGGCCGCCTACTCGGTGATCGCGGGGCACACGACATGAGCGCTCGGACCGCACTCGGCAACGTCCGCCGGCTCGGCGGGGCCAAGGCGTCGATCAGCACCGTCACCACGACGGCGTTCGACTTCGGTACCCCCAACGACCTCAAGATCCCGTCGCTGGCCAACTTCCAGCACGGCGACCGCATCCTGCTCGTGCTGCACAACACCACGGCGGGAACGACCGACACGACCAGCTGGACGATCCAGGACGCCGACGACAACGCCGGCTCCATCGGCACCCCGGCGGCCGCGGACACCAAGGTGCTCTCCGGCTCGCTGTCCGGTGGTACCGGCGATCAGTACTGCGTCGTGTCGGTGACGCCCAAGTCCGGCCGGCCGTGGCTGCGGGTCAACCTCGTCCGCGGCTCCGGCACCACCGACACCGTGGTCGGCACCGTCAGCGTGCTGGCCATCCCGGGCGCGCTGGTCTGACGGCGGACCACTGAGGACAGAGGGGAGG